CGAGCAGTTGAGGCCGTTAAATCATTACTACCTTTCCATTCACTACGATCTCTATCATTCGAGGAAAGCTATCGGATCGTCCTTGCGACTACACAATCTCTTGGGCTGCCTTGGCTTTCAAAAGATAAGCGTAAGTTGCGTTGGTACCTCGAAAAGGCCAAAAGGATTAGAAGTCTTAGTGATATGCTTCCTGCTATGTGGTATTGGCGTGGACAGTCTTCCGGTTCTGATGTTGAGAATAAGAATCGGGACGTTTGGGGAGTACCACATGATGAGACCTGTTTGGGACAAACAATTGGTCGACCCATTTTGGATGCTCTTCGTATGTTACCTGGCTTTGCAGCGTGGGTTAATGGTGGTGAAGTTGAGCGTGCCATTACACGCATATTGCAAAAAGCTAATGGTAGGAAAATCATGTCAATGGACTTTAAAGGATTTGATAAATCCATTCCTCGCCAAATGCTGGACGCGGTGGATGATATTTTCATTCATTGGATTGGTGAGGACGAACGGATCAGATTGTTGGGTGAGATTAATGCTTGTCTACCTATAGTGGTCCCCGATTCGGTCTGGTCCGGTAGGAACGGCGCCGTTATGAGCGGTAGTGTGCTTACAAATTTGAGAGATTGCATTCTCAACTTAATAGCTGCATTTTACGTCGCCTTTCGCAGGGGTACGAGTCTTATAGATTATGAAGTTATGGGAGATGACTCAGTTTATCTATTTGATGATGACATTCCTGGCGAAACTATTTCAGATATCGTATCCGAACTTGGTCTTGAATCTAATCCAGATAAGCAGTATGTGTCCACATTTTCTGCCCATTACCTACAGCGTCTATTCTCATTACATTATCAAATCGACGGGGTTTGTAAAGGAGTTAGATCACCATTTAGATCATTGAGTGGTATATTGGGTTATGAGCGTCTGAAGACTGGATGGACGCATTGGATGGATTCAGCTAGATTGATTGTACAGATGGAGAACTGTAAAGAAGATCCTCGTCACTTTAAGTACGTGAGTTTTTGCTCTAGCAGTGATAAAGTAATAACAAGTGGTGTTGACCATGTTGTTATTTTCAAAAGAGCTGGTGGGAGTAAGAAGATCGCTGAAACCATCGGTATCGCTGCGTTTCCTTTCAATAACCCATCTTTAGAGGGCGTTAACGAATTTGTTACCACCAAGGTGATTCGCACCCTCTATGGGAGATCAGTGCGGAGGGCAGGAAACTTCC